GTGGGAACTACAAGCTGAAAAGCTGGGTTGAGAACCGTGGCCTCCCGATTCACACAAAGCGCGTCAATCAGAACAGTTTTCGTGTCATTCGGCTCAATGAGTTTTGGAAATGGGCAGAACAGCACCGCTCGTTCATTGATTTTTCCAAAATGGAGCCGTTGGCGCTGGGCGAGGAGCCTGCATGGGTAGCCGAGCAGCGCAAGAAGGACTTTCAGGCATTTGCCATCCAGCGGAAAGACCCATGGACACCCGATGAAGACGCGCGGCTGAAAATGCTGCTTCAGCAGCATCGGTACGGATACGCTGAGCTTTCTGATATACTGCGTCGGTCCGCAGGCGCGATCCAGCGCCGGTGCAACGACCTCGGTATAAAAGAGCGTCCTGTCAAGGCCGACAATCATGGTTCATCCGCAGCTTGGACACAGACCGACTTCGATGTGCTGGCAGACGGAATCCGAAAAGGCAACAGCTACACCGCCATTGGCAAGGCACTCGGCAAATCCGAAAAAGCCGTGCGTGGGAAAGTTTATTTCGTCTATCTGACCGAGAATCAGGACAAAGTACGCGCCATGCTCAAAGATCAGCCTTGGGGTTATGGCGCGCCAGACCCGACCGTAAAGCAGGCGGTACACCTGTCCAGAACGCGAACAGAAACCGTGCAAACACTTGAAATGCTCTGCTCAGTGCTCCGCAAGCGCATCAACGACATTGACGATAATCCATACTGGCAGCGGCTGTTATGCGTAAGCTGGGATGAAATCAAAGGGTGTGACCGCTGTGAAAACTGCGACGAATGCACCGAGTTCCGCAGAATCCCGCCGCAGCACTGCGCTCGCTGCGGTCGTTCTTTCATCGAGCGCAAAGAAAATACATTCTGCCCAACCTGCCGGCTGGCGCGGAAGAAAAAAGCGCAGCGGCATTGGTGCCGCGTAAACGGAGCGCAAACGCGCCCCTGAACTGAAAGGAGATTCACAAATGCCTCAAATCGTAAATATCGCAATCGACCGTCTTTTCCCACACTCCGACAATCCGCGCAAGGAGCTCGGCGATCTGTCGGAGCTTGCAGCAAGCATCAGAGCCAGCGGCGTTTTGCAGAACCTGACGGTCGTTCCGGATGAACCGGACAACCCCGACACGGACTTCACCATCATCATCGGCCACCGCCGCTTTGCCGCCGCGAAGATTGCGGGACTGACGGAGCTGCCGTGCGTGGTGGTCGAAATGTCCGAGCGCGATCAGCTCCAGACCATGCTTGTTGAGAATATGCAGCGCAGCGATCTGACCGTCTATGAGCAGGCGCAGGGCTTCCAGATGATGCTCAACATGGGCGATTCCGTAGCTGAAATCGCCGAAAAATCCGGCTTCTCTCAGACCACCATTCGCCGCCGTGTAAAACTGCTTGACCTCGACCGGCAGAAATTCCAGAAAGCTGAATCCCGCGGTGCGACGCTCAACGATTATCTGGAGCTTGACAAGCTGGACAGTCCCGAAGACAAGAACAAGGCCCTTGACGCCATCGGCACAGCGAATTTCAACAGCGTTCTGAAAAGTCTGATTTCCGAGCAGGAAATCCGAAAGAAATTTGCTGAATGGACTGAAATTGCAGACAAGTTTGCATATCAGATTGAAAGAACCGGCGAGTTCAACGGTCAAAACGTCGGTATGGTCTATTGCGACGGGTATCACCGCTGGGATTTGAAAAGAGAAATGACCGTGCCGGAGGATGCTAACGACGTTCGTTACTTCTACAGGACAGATTCGTCCGGAATCACGCTCTACAAGGAGCGCCAGCAATCGCAGCAGCCAGACCCCGAAGCCGAAGCCCGCGAGGAACGGCGCCGCAGAGACGAACAGGCCGAAAATGAATTTGCGGAAGCCGCGGAGGCCCATTTTGAACTGCGCAAGGATTTCATCAAAGAGCTTCCGAACAGCGTATTCAAACAGCACATGAAGGAAATCGCCTTGTTCTGCGTGGCAACGACAGAGTCAATCGACGGTGGCTACTGCAATTCCATCAATCCTCGGCTCTGCGCCCAGCTCCTTGGCATGAGACTTTCGCCAGACGATGAAAACGAAGATTTCTGCGATATGGGCTTTGTCCGCAGCGCGGCGGAAGCCCAGCCGGAAAAGCTGATTTTCTGCTGCTGCTATTCTGCCCTCGATGACGAGGACATGAGATACTACCGGCGCGTGTGGAGCATGAACCACTACGAATATGAGCTTTGCGAAAATTCGGACTTGGATCACATCTATGAAATCCTCGAAACGCTCGGCTATGAGAAGTCGGACGATGAAGAAGAAATGGCAGAAGGTACGCACCGGCTCTTTACTATATACGGTGCTGCGGAGGATTCCGACGATGACCGCGAGGAAACAGAATGAGTATGGAGGGAATAAAGATGTCATCTTGTAAAGCGTGCATGGCGGCTATCGTCTGGATTAAGACACCAGCCGGGAAATCCATCCCCTGTGATGCCACCCCGCGCTACTACATCGAAAAGCCGCGCGTCGGCAGTAAGAAAATTGTCACTTGGAACGGGCAAGTGCTTTCGTGCGAATACACGGAAGACCCAGCCAAAGCAACCGGCGTGGGCTATGTGCCGCATTGGGCAACCTGCCCCTATGCTAGACAGTTCAGGAGGAAGCAGAATGGATAAGCTCACATGGTACGACAATGACGGACGGATTATGTGCCGCCGCGGATATGAGGTTGCGTTGGCTCGTCTGGCTTCTTACGAAGCTACGGGGCTGACACCGGAGCAGGTGGTGAACGCCAAAACCATTATAGAATCCGCTTTCGCGGATGATACGTCGAAAGCCGAGCGAATCAGAAAGCTAGTGGCGGCTGATGATGAGGGGCGTGTGACGATTCTTCCCTGCCGGGGCGATGCAGACATTGTCCTCATGCGAAACGGCATCGCTTTCAAGCCAGACCACTGGAACATTCATCTGACCGCGTTTGCGGAGAATCAGCCAACGCCGAGCGGAAAGAAGGTTGCCTTGTTCGATCTTAGCGAAGTTCAGGAATCAATGGAGGGCAGCACAGATGTCTAAGCCGAAAAAGCTGGGTATGCCGGGCGCCTATACCTCGAACGCCAGAGCGGATTTCCTGCGTCGCCCGAAAGCGGCAGAACATCGGAAATGGGCTGTTGCAAGCGACGATCGGCTGGAACGTATGGAACAGAAACGGATGGAACGTGAAAAGGAGACTATGAACTATGACCAGAAAACGCGCAGTTAAGCTGCTGATGGCTCGCGGATATAGCCGCAACCGCGCAAACGGGCTGATGCGGAACAAGGCACCCGGCGACAGCAATTTCCAAGCATACAACGCATATCTGCGTTGTGAGAGAATCTGCGATGCATTTGACCGGCTCTCAAGCTGCTTTTACAATTATGGTGCTTCTGCGGACGTTCTTGCCAAAGCTCTTTTCTCTTTTGGCAAGTCTTTGACCGGGAGGTGACGGCATGAAGCGAAAAAGAGCGTTAAAGATACTGATGGGCGCTGGCATGAGCAGAAACGATGCCTGCCGGTTTATCCAAGAACCTTTTGCAGTCGGGAACGATGCCAAAGTCTTCGTTGGCCTATACAGGATGGCGGTCAGGAAATCACGTGTACATGTCATGGCCGACGGTGACGAAACGTTCATACGTTTCATTCCAAAGAACGAGCAGCCTCATTGCTACTTTAACACGCACCTCGAATGCCCCGCAGACCGCGTTTGCACGATTTGCCGAAATCTCAATTCTCAAGGTAGGGGGTATTGCGATGCCGAGGATTGATGAATTGACCTGCCGGTTTTGCGGTGCGGACAGCCGCTGCAAAGTCGAGGAAGTATATCTGCGTCCAAGAACACCGCCCATGTTTTGCGTCAGGTGTTATAATTGCAATAGAGTGGGCAAGCCGAAAGGTACGAAGAAGACTGCGATCCGCGCGTGGAAGAAGACGAAATAACGATGGAAAGGGGCGGCACACATGACTCTGGCGGAACTGAATGGGCATCTTGATCTTGTCCAGCAGCTTCAGAAAACGGAAGAACTGCTTCAGGGCTTGTGGAATGCTGCCGTTCCCGGGGCGCAGAAGCTGGATGGAATGCCGCACGCCTCCGGCGTCAATGACAAGGTCGGCGTCCTCGGCGCGGAGATCGCGGACATGGAGACGCAGCGCGACGCGCTGAAAGAACAGATTGCCAGAAGTGAGGAAACGATTGCTGTCTGGATCGCCGGAATCGAGGATAACACCACACGCCTTGTATTCCGGCTGCGTTTCATCCGAGGTATGCCGTGGAAGGTAGTTGCAAGTGTGCTTGGCGGGCGAAATTCCGAGGATGGTGTGAAGTCCATATGTTATCGCTTCCTCGGAACTTGCCCCGCCA